AATTCGCCAAGCGGGCCGGCTGCTTCCTTGACTATATCAACAACGTCCGCGATGGACATATCACCGCCGCCGCCTTCGCCTTCGCCCTCACTCTCATCATCTTCTTCGGCGTCCAAGGCGATGTTGAAAGCTTTCCGGGCGGCTTCATCGGCTTTGTCCATACCGAAATGAGCCAACAGCGCATCTTGCGCGACGCCAAGTTTCTTGGCGATTTTTACCCGGCGGGTTGTCTTTTTCGGCATAGGTTTAATTTCCCTCGCGTCAAAACCAAACGTCATGGTGGAATCTAAAACCGCCACACCTGGCCCCATGCGCCCATATTCCACGGACGCTTGGTGATTGCCTCGGATGTTGCGTTGGATAGCTTGGAATGGCCGCCCCTCAAATTCCCCCGTCACATACTCATATACGCAACGGAAGCCCATTGAAAGTTCTTTTTTTCCAGCTTCGATGGCGTCGGCTAAAGACTGGGACCAAAGTTTGATATTGCCGTACAGCGTCCTGTCCTTTGGGTCATACTCCAAATTTTGACCGATCGTGCCATGGACGCCTTTCTTTTCAGGCGGCGTCAGCCCCGGATCCTGTTCGGGATTTCCAAGCATCGCGTGATCATCAACCCACGGCAAAAGCCGGAAAGAGTTGACGGTTTCAGGATCGGAAAGCTCACTTTCCGGCCGATAAACCATGACTATCCCGTTCGGGTCATCCTCCCAGCCGGGGTATTGCGTTGATTTTTTAGTGTAGGGAAAAACGCCAACTTTCGACAACGGATTGCGCGGGACTTCATAAAAGCCGTTCGCGTCAGCTACCCGGTTGCTCGGCATCGTCAAAATCCACCACGGGGCGAATTGTGCAACGGCAATTGATCGCTTGCCCCGGAATGCCCCGTTCCCCGGTGCTCGGTTCTATAACAGGAAGCGCGTCATAGGAAAAGATGCCCCCATTCAACCCAATCGGCCACGGGTCAATGTGATGTTGGCGCGGGTGCAGACCGCCGCCGGAGTGCAGCCATTCAAATTTGCTAACGCCCACTGACTTAAGCCGATCGCGGTTGAGCCCGTTATAGGCTTTGTGGGTTTGGTCCACCGCGATATTCTTAGCGCGGCGCGATTGCACGCCGTGTTGGTTCTCGAAAAACTTGGTGAGATCATCCAGCCCTTTGCCATCGGTGATGGATGACAAAACCGCTTGTTGCACGTCACGGAAAAATTCCGACGGGATAGACTTGATTAACGACACGTTGTTAGCGATTGAAGCTTTCAAAAACTCTTTCATCGCCGGCGTGATTGCCTTGGTGGAAAGCGTCAACCCTTTCGACAACTCACGCAACGACATATTAACAGCCGCCTCGCTTGCTTCATTGGCTTCCTCTGCCATCGTGGCCGCCGTGACGCCAGCCGCCGCGCCAAACAACTGGTCAAAACGTTCCTTAAGTTTGTTGGTGAGAATCCGTGCTTGGCTGGCTGGGCTAATATCCATACCGCTGTTAGCGAAAAAATCCTGCACGTCGGGATGACGAAACAACGCGGTGATTTCGCGCTGCGTTGTGCGCGTCATTTCCTCTGCCATCTTTTGCAGCTTGCGGGCGTAACGCGACGCCACGCCGGCGGGCAACGCGAGATCCAGCCCACGAATGACTTTTGGCTTTTTATGGCCCTTCGGCCATACCTTGCGGGCGCGAGTGTTGAGCCTACGCACCTAGCCCAGCCATCGCGCGCACCACGTCGGCAATGGCCGCCTCCAATTCGTCTTGCCCAGTTTGCGGTTTGGGGGCCGGAAGCGCCGGGCGCTCGCCTTGCGGCGGTGACGCGGTGGATGTGCTGGCTTCTGGCGCCGGCGTGGGCAGCGTTCCAGGCGGGGTATTGGGCGCCGTCGTGGGCGCGCCTGGCTGCACAACCTGACGCGGACGCGGACCCTCGGGCTCGGCTTCCTCAATCCCGTTGTATCCTGAATCCTTATCGCTGATGAGGCGGTTGCGGATATCCAGACCGTCAATCGCACCCGACATGGCCCATTTATAATCACGCTCCGCCTCAAGATTGGTGCGCTCGGCATGTTCTTTGGCTGTTTCCGTGTCCAACTCAGCAAAGGCAACGTTGGTTCGAAACGGCGCGATTTTGAACTTGGGGCAAATGTAGGAACGCATCACAAGCAGCGTATGCCGCTCAATGATCGGCCTATCGTCATGTTCTTGGATGCTTTCTAATTCCTCATGGTAGCTGGATTCCTCATAGCCACCCGTGTTGCCAATGCCGCCTTTGACTTGCAGGCCCATCATTTTGGTTGAAGGCACGCCAGCGATGGCGCAACAGATTTGATATTGGGTCATTATGACCGTATCCAAATCCGTCAACGTCGTGTCCATTTGGTTGACTTTTTCGGTGGCGCCGGAAATCCGCACGCCATAATTGTCCCGATAAAAAGCCCATTGCAGCAATCGCGCTTTAAGCCCTTCTGGATTGGACGCAGCCGCCGCCATGTCCACACCCTCAATAACGGTGGTTCGCTTAGTCATCGCCAATTGCGGGGCTTCATTGGCCGTGCGCTCGGCCGCGTAAACGCGCTCATAAAGCCGTTGCGGCAGAGGAATGCCGCCGAAATAATAGCTAGGCTTAAGAATATCGGGGACCTCGCACGTCTTGATCACCACTAGATGCGAGCGGTGATAACGTAATCCATTGATGCGCCAGTACGTCGGCTCATAGAAGAACCGGCTGGCGGGATTGGCCGCCGCGTCAAAATTCAATTCAGGCGTCACCCAGTAGGGGTCCACCTGGCTTATGCCTTTGTAGCTCCCCGGCGTAACGCCATCGGGGTTAAAAGGCTTAACGTAATAGTCTGGATCGGGGCTATTAACCTCAAACAAAATCACTCGAATGCCAAAGCCGCGCATCTTGCGCACCGCTTCAACGCAAGCCGCTTTGACGTGAAATGATTCCTCATATTTCCGAAACTCATCCTGCAATTCCGGCGTCATCAACTCGCCATCGTGGCGAGTGATATCCCACCCGTTACGCACGGCGTCGCGCGCTGGCATGGCGCAAGCTTTATCAATAAACCAATGCTGCATGAGAATGCCGCAAAGCTGGTAGCCGATAAACCCTTGCGCGCTGTACCAACTGATTTGAACGGCCGGCACCGGCGCGCCGCCGGCAATACTGTAAAATCCGTCAATCCCGTCCGGCGATTCCATGCCGTCCATCGCGGCCACGGTGATAGCGCCGTCCATGCCGGTTGCCGTGCCGACAACTTGAAAGTCTTTGGCTTTACGTTGGAATGATTTTAAGTCTTGGCGTTTGAAAAAATCATCCCAGCTTTCCTTTTCCATCGGCCGATCGCCAACGTCGGGCAGCGTGGAAAAGAAAGCATCGCGCTTGGGTAGGCGCGCTTGCGCTACAGGCTCAACCTTGACAACAGGCAACGCCGCCGGCGCGGTAAACTGATGCAACCATGCCTTAAGAGAATTTAACATCCGATCGGTACCCCGTTGAGATTGCCCCAAAGGGTGAGCGAAGCGCCCAAACGAGTTTGAACCGTCGCGCCAAAGGCATAAGTCACGTTGGCTTGAAACGTGCCGGCAAATTGCGTCGTGATCGTGCCAAACACCGTGGCCGCGCCTTTAATTCGTTCGCTCGGCGTAGGGTCATCCTCGGCATTGACGGTCGGCAGGGCAAACCATTCGGCCGAGGCAATGCTGTCGCCGGGCGGCAATGCCCCATCAAAGTCCAACCCATACGGTTGAACCTCAGTTGGGTTTGCTTCCTCCCAGTCACCAACTGTTTGCATCCCACATCCCCCGCGCCGCAAATTGCAGCGGTCCAAGCCCGATAATATATTGCATGAACGGGCGATTGGGGGAAGCGTTGAGCCGACAACAAAAGCCGCGCCAACTATAAAACCCCGTGCTCTGACAACTTCACTAAGAGGTATCCCAACAACAAAAGCAGCGCCAACAATCGTGCCATAAGCAGATTTCCTTGCCGAAGTTGTGCCTGCCAACGTGGCTGATCCGATGCAAGCGCCGGCTGCCGTATGAAAAACCTTTGTAGCGCCCGCGACATTGGCCGCGCCAACGATCGTGCCGGCAAAATAGGCCATACCGCGAAAATGGCCGCTAACCGTCGCAACGCCGGTAATCGTGCCTGCGCCGGCGTGAATAGCGCGCGTGGCACCCGCGACAGTGGCGATACCGACAATTATGCCTTCTGACGGCTTGGTGATCGCGCCGCCCGTCGCGCCAATAACAGAACCTACGCCGGTGATCGTGCCGAAATAATGCGCGATGGCGTGGAACGCACCGGCCACGGTGGCGCTGCCTGAAATCGTGCCAGCGGTGCGACGTATGGCTTTAGCCGCGCCCGACACTGTTGCGGCGCCGGCAATCATACCGTTGTAGTGGGCTGTTGCGCGGAACGCGCCCGACACAGCTGCGGCGCCGGCGATCGTACCGGCTGATTTCCAAAGAGCTAACGCGGCACCGCTGCAACTTGCTACGCCGGCAATCGTGCCGTGCGTAATCGCCAACATTTTGCCAACGCCGGCAACAGTGGCGACGCCGGTAATCGTGCCGTGGCATTGCAGGGTCGCACGCGCCACGCCAGCGACGGTTGCTGCGCCGGTGATCGTGCCGTGCGTTTCCAACAATTTTTTGGTGGCACCGGCAACAGTGGCAGCGCCAACTATCGCGCCGGCCGTGCGGCGCAGCGCTTTGGTGGCGCCGGCGACGGTTGCTGCGCCCGTAATCGTACCGGCGGCGGGAACGTTTCCTGTTGATCCGATTGTATAGAATGTTGATGGCGAGCTTTCGCTATTGTACGCGGCCAAAATCCAATCGGCGGAACGTGCTATGTTT